TGTGATGTTTCTCAGACCCTGTGTTGTGCATAGCTATAGGAAGTCCACGAACTTCTGATGCAGCGTGTGCAACAAGTCTTTGGAATCCATTGCTTTCTATCATTATCTTACGTGGCCTGAATTCATCGTTTAACGCTACGATATTGTCCACTTGAGCCTTTAACCATCCAGAACCTTCACCTTGGACTTTACCGCTCCATGTGTGGATTAGACGTCTTTGTTTTGTATCACGGTTCCATGCTACGAGTGTGTAAGCTGTTTCATCATTAGCAGTGTCAAGACCTACAGCTAAGTCAACACCCATGACACATTCCCAGTTATTGTCATACCCTTCAAGTGTAGCGCTTGAGTCAATGTTACGCTGTAGTACATTCCACGGAATAACGGCTGCTTCATCGTTAATACAGTTGAGCATATACTCAGACTCAAACTCACGCATAGGCATCTCACGTTTTCTTGAGTCAATACGTTCTTGTGACCAATACTGAGGCCAAACTGGTTTGTCGTTTTCATCAACTACAGGTTGTCTTATACGATGCCAAGCTGGATTAGTTCCTACCCAATCAGTAATATCTTCTGGACGCTTTTGAGTCTGCAACATCCATATCCACCCATTAGGTAACAAGAACGGGACAACCACTTGAGTCATCCAGTGTATGACGTTAGCATCGCTAAACCTCTGGAATTCTTCAAGCACATCATCTAGTATAGCTCCATGAACACGTTCACCTTCCATAGCTACTGCAACTGCAGACGCCATAATCCTTGAACCATTCTTGAAAAACTTTACTTGACTGCTCCACCTGTTACCATCAATCATTCTGCGAAGTCTTGGATTCCTTTGACAAAACTCATCAAACCAATGCAGCCTGCGACTTGCTTTAGTCATATTAGAACTGCCTAGCATCAAACGAGTGTTAGGGACAGTCACCATCTTGTATGCAGCGTGAACCAATGCGAGTGTTGACTTCATACTCTCACGGAAAGCTATGATAGCTACACGGTCATGTTTGTTCATTGCATCAATCCAATCAAAATGAACAGGTGCTAAGTCTACAAAGTCAAGAGGTTCATACTCCATGAAGTTCTTTAAACCTTGAATGCAGAATGTCCTGAAGTCTATGTCTTTACCATACAATTCAGTCTCTAATTCCTCAATTGCATCCATTGCATTTCCCCAGAAAGGGTCTCGTGTGTTTTGTTCCCAAAGCTTTTCCATAGAAAAGTGTTCAAGAATAAAGGTTATATAAATCTATTCTTCTTCGTAATCAGTCCCTACTTTGTTAAAGCAAGACCATCGTCCGTGTTGTCTTCTCTCAGATTCATTACCATACAAATCCGTGACTGCTTCAAGTAAATCCCACATCCCTACAATCTTAGCTCTGTCTTCGGGTTCAGTTTCACCGAATAAGGCTTTCTTGTCTTTACATCCTAGGATGGTTGCTTTAATTTGTTCTAATGTGACTTTAGTTGGTTTCATTGTCGTTTATTTCCTCAACATTTTAACTAACGAGACCATTCCTATTACTTCAGAGTAAGTGGTTGTGTCTCTGTCTAAGAATCCCATTTCTTTCAATATGTCTCTGTGTTCTACAACTGCATCCTCGATTTCTCCAAGGGTCATTGTTTTTGCTCGCTCAGTTTGGGTCAAGCCCAATCCGTGTGTTTCTGTCATACAATACACTAAGCACTAGCATATATAAGCTTTACTGTCAACCTCTATTTCCGACCATTTCACCGACCAATAAAACGTCAGGACATCTTACACAATTTATGTGAGGTCTGCCTATCTTACCTGCCTGTAACCATTTAGACTTAGGGATGGTGCGATGCCTCAGTTGATATGCATGTCCACACTTATAACAGTTGAACTTCCAATTAGTCATATCTACACTCCATACAATATCCGTTTGTTGATTCATACTCAACAGTTCCCATAGGATATCCGCATATCCTACATCTCCATCCATCTTTCATTCTTCTTCCTCCTCTACTAACTCACGTAATAGCAATGCATCAAGACATCGTTTACAGTTAGTAGATTTACCTTTTCTCCGTAACATATGATTAAACTCTTGTGGTGTAGTCTCGTGACCACATAATGTCAAGTTCTTTACTTTACTTGGAGCGTGCCGCCTTCTCATCTTCTATCATCCTTTGTTTATACCAATGAACTCCCAACCAGAAACCTCCAATAAAACAGAAGCAGATTGCAATTGCTATTAGAAATTCATTCATTAGTCCTCCAGTATTATTACAGACCCTTTAAAGCAGTTGTTGATATCTACGACTCCGTGTTGGTCCTTTCTTATACAATGCAAACACTTTGTCTTATCTGAATTTCTACGGTCTCTTAACGAGAACATCATATCACAACTTCTGCATAATACCGACCTACTCACTCATAACCTCATCATATACTTTGTCTAAATCATTAGCTAACGCATCAGGGTCAACCACATTAGTCATTTTACGTATAGTAACTGCACCGAATGGTCCGTTAATCTCTACGTGTGGTTCTACCTTACCACGTTCATTAAATCTCCACCTTGGTCTGGATTCATTGTAATCAAGTATGCGACCTTGGTATCCTTTGTCTTTCAATAACTCTGCTAACCTTTCTGCTAAGACTATCTCTTTAGTCTTATCAAAGTCATTAGCATGTCCATATGCGTAGTAAACCATCTATGCACTTCCTACATCTCCATTAATGTTGATTACTTTATTTTCAAACATAATATCTCTTTCTACACCCAATCCAAATGGACCTTTAATCTCTTCTAAATCTTTAAGGCTAAAGTATCCCCATTCATTTTCTAGGCCTTCTACATAACCAAAGAACAAATCGTCACCATCAAACTCTACTGCATACCATGTCCAATAAGACCACGGTGTAAAGAATTTAGCTAAGACTTTCTTTTGGTTATCCCCATCAGTAGCTCCAATGGGTTGTGCTTGCTTACGTATTGCTTTTGTTACTAGTTGCATGTTTTAGTTGCTCCTAATTAACCACAGACAACAGGTTATATAAGCTTTTAGGATTAGAACATCTGCTCTGTAAAAGCTTTGCGTATTGCATCTAATGCTTTCTCTTGATGTTCATCAGGTATTGCTTGTATTACTGTCTTTAAGACTTTCTTGATTTCATCTCTTTGTTTGTTAGTAGAACCTGACATTGCTCTAAGTTTTATCTCTCTATCCATAAGAGCTGCTAACGCAGTAGGTGACACATCCTTTTGATTCACTGTATCATTTAATTGGTCAAGATATCTCTTCTTAGTTCTCCTAATTAACAATAGATTTTCAGTGACTATGTCAACGTCTGACACAACGGGTGTGCCATTTTCTGCCATTTTCTTTTCAGCTTCTTTAATTATTTCCTCTCTTTGAGTGTCCCAATGTTTTTGACCCATTAGACCTTTTTTCCAACGATGGAGAGTCCTAACTGGAACTCCCATACCATCAGCTAGTTTCCCTATGTCTACCCCTTCTGTTATATAGGCCTGTCTTGCCATTTCGTAAACTTTTTGTCGTTCTTTGGACAGTCCCATGTCACTTTACCTATACTCCGTGGTCACGATTTAGTATGCCAAAGTCATGTTTATGCACTGGTGGCCACTTTTTCCCATTAGCTATCTCAATAAAATATTTATCTACAGCATTTTTATTTCTTCTTACACTGTGAAACATCATATGACATCTCCAACAAAGTATCTCTATATTTTCTGTGGGGTGTGAGTAATCATGATTATGCATATGTATTATACCTTCACTTTGTTCACATCTTTCACATATCATTACAGGGTCGTATTTCCCTTCTTTAATGAGTTGTCGTGTTTGCTTGCCTACTGCGGTTCTCTCTTCTGGAGACCACCACTTACCGTTCCTATCTTTATACCAACCTACCATGTTTAAATTTCTCCGTAATGTAAATTATCAAGTTCTTTTGGCCTATTTATATCATTGGGCAGATAATAATTCATTACCAGACAAATGCGTAAAGCGTCTTCATCTTCCATAGGTGTGACTCTATGCCAAACATCATGTCCACGTAATACAACAAGCGAGAAAGCTTTAGGACATAGTGTGTATATGGGATTACGTTTTCCTATTGGACTAAATTGCAATGCCCCTCCTTTATGCTCTTCTATATCAGTAAAGTAAACTAATCCTGTAACAGAGTTAGATTCCGTATGCCATCCGTGTTCACTATTGATTCCTTTGTATAGCTTTAATGTCATTGCACTTTTACCATATGGTGATTCTATTACCTTCTCTCCTAATGTCTTTGTTAATTGTTTAGCTCCTTCTTTGTAAAGAGTCATTAACTCTGGAAAGTATCGTTTAATCTGGTCGTAGTCCATGTATGTATCATTTATTACCCGAGTATCACCGTTATCATTTTTGTCTATAGTGACATCACGCTTAGTTCCATATGTTTGTAATGTTTCTATAACATCAGTTTGTAAAGCGTATGCATCTTTAACGTGCATGTGAACCCAAGAGGTTTTTTCTTCAATGCCGTCATGTTTGTATTGTAACAGAGTCCTAATCATGTTTAGTATCCGCTGGAACCCATGCTTTGTTATATTTGTAATTCTTTAAATCTAATTGTTTAAAGAGACTGTTTTCATATAATAACTCAACTTCTTTCTTAGTAGCACCTATCTCTTTTGCTATTTGTTGAAAGTCTAAGTTATGTTTATTGTGTAATGTCTGCACAAGGTCAGCCATCTTTACTGATACGTGACTGCCTTTAGCTCTGTTAATTCTTACTGTCAATAACATTGCGTCAGCATCAGACATTTCAAGCCTCACAACAGGAACTTTACCCTCATACTTTTTCATTATCTTAGGGCTTGTAGTAGACAACATATATCTATGAAACCCGTCAATGATTGTGTTATCTTTACTGACTATTATAGGTTGTATCCACCCGTTTGTCAATATACTAAGCTCTAATAATCGTAGTTCTTGATTAAATACGACATTGGGATTCCAGTTGTTTGCAGCTAATTCATCTGCGTCTATCCATTCTATGTTTTCTATTGGTTCCATTTTTTCTCCTTTTTATTTTTACTCGTTTTATTACTTTTCTTACTTTATTAAAATCTACAAACTTACCGCCAAGCTCAGCACTTGGAGGCAGTCCGTAATTCTCATATGGTATCTTTGCAGCTTTGGTCATTTCTTTTTCCTTGTAGGTATGATTGTCCTATGTGTTACCCCTCGAACTAGATGCGCCAGCAACAAAGAGGAAGGGTAACTATCAGGATACTTCTTATGCAGATTATTAAACTCACGATATCTTTCCATCGCTTGTTTACGTTTCTTTTTATCTGTTATTTTATCTTTTATATATAATAGACAACCTCGCATACCTTCTGATTCATACTTGCGTTGTATTGATTTCCTATCAAAATCTTTCCAGTATCTCTCTTGCACTGTCATTTCTGGGAATGCATCAACTAATCTTTGGTAGAAGTCAGCGTCCATACCTCTCCATTTATCAAACTTCTTAGCAGCTTCTCCATGTAATGGGGTGGATATTCGTAACGTCCCCCCTGTTATGTTAGCCTGTTCATATTGTCGGCACCAATCTATATCGTTGTCGTGTAACCACTTGAATATATCATGTGCAGTCCAATCATATATGGGTTTACAGAGTTTCACTTGGTTATAGCTACTGGCACATACGTAGTTTTCATTGAGTTTATTCACTACTGACCTATACCTTGTAAGTGATTCACTGGCTAATATACCTAATATAAATGCAGTTTTTCCCTTAAAGCCACACGTTTTAGCCACAAAATCGTCCATAGATTGTTGCATAAACACGCTTTTATCATCTTTTGGGAGTGTTATTGCCCATTCTGGTTTGCTCCTTATCCATCTGTCTTTGCGGTCTTCTCCCCACGTGACTATTGTCTTGGACTCTCCCATTATGAACGCTGAATTTTTCATGGGAACTGCAATCCAATGCATACGAATCCAATCCTTTTGTCTGTAGGTGTCTACAAAATCAATTAGAGAATCGGGCAATAACTCTTCATCTAGGAATACAACGTCAACAGGCAGCTTACCTCGCTTCTCTGCTTCACGTCTTACATGGTGTAATGCTACTAGGGAGTCTTTACCTCCACTAAACATTACAGCTATTGAATCAAATGTGTCATATAAATGAGCAATACGTTTAGGCGTCTCGTCTACTACTGTAGTCTCAAGATATTTTTTATATCTTACCATTCTCTATTGCCTCTATTAATCGTTCACTTACTGTCTCTTTATCTGGGTATTGAGTTTTTAACAAGGCAAGATAGTTCCACCATATCTTTTGTTCTGCTTCATCATTAAATATAATTTGATATTGTATTACTGGATTTTGTTCGTCCCATCCAGAACCTTCATCGTCATCTTCTATTTCAACATCTTCCATTAGTTCTAATTCTAATAAATCGTCTTCTGTAAATCCTGAGATATCAAAGGTGTCTGTGTCTAAATCTTTTAACAATTGTAATAATAAATTATTGTCCCATTCACCTGATATTTTGTTGAGTGCTACGTTCAATAGTTTACTATCATTGTCACTTAACCCTGCTAAATAGATTACAGGAACTTTAGACATTCCTAATTCCAGTGCGGCAGCCAATCTTTGGTGACCGCCTATCACCATATTATCCTCTTGCCGTGCTATTACAGGGTCAATAAATCCAAATTGTTTAAGAGAACGTTTGAGCTTCTCCATTTCTTCTTCACCTATTTTACGTGGATTGTTTGTGTAGGGCTTTAATTCTTCTGGGTCTGCTTCAACTATTGTTATACTCATGTTCTTCTCCTCTGTATATTACTATTTCTTTTAACTTATAATCTTGAACTACCATCCATTCTGCATACTCATGCAAATTTTCTGTTTGAAATATTACCTCCCCGTCTCGTAATACTCTAATCATTGGGTATCCCATTCTCTCGCCTTCTCTTTTATTACTTGTCGTAGTAGTTCACTAACTGGTCTATTCTGCCTATCTGCTTCCTTAAGAAATCTTTTCCATGCAGAGTGATATCCTTCGGTTATTGTCAACAGATATTGGGGGGGCCGTCCCTGTCTGGGATGGTCATCTATTTTCTTATAAGCCATTCATGGTTATATAAGCTACCGGTTATATATGTTTGCTTCAGTAAATTCAGGGGTAGGAAGCATGTTCAAACAAGGCACACACGTGATATAACAAAACGTTTAAGCCTCCGCTGGAGTTCTCTTCCAATAGTAGTTACTTCCTACCTATCCCGTTACTTCTGCTGCTTTATAATAATTGTGGCTATCAGCTGCACTGCTGGCCAAAAGGTTTCGTCAACCTGCTTACACAGATTCTCTAACTTCTTACCCTTATACATGTTGCCTAGAGTGCGTTTTATTCTACGTTTTTCGTAGACTAGCTTATCAAAACTATAATGTAATTTGTCCATACTCATTTTTCTAACTCCCGTTTTATTTTCTCTGCAATACTAAGGACGTCCTTGTCTACTACAGATTGTGTAGTTGTCTCTACATCTTTGCCAGTCTCCTGAGCTTTCTTAAGAGCTGCAGTTAACATGTTCCTGTTTCTTTGCGCCAGCATTTCAAATATACCTTGGTAGTTATCATAGAAGTCAGTTCCTGATACTCCACCAAATTCATACTCTATAGTGACGTCTGCCCTTACGGACTCGTATTGCTTGCTTGTTGGTTCTGTTTTACCTAACCTAATGGTTAGCTTCTTTGTGTCTATGTTCATTTGTTTTTGTTCCTTTTTTTGTTAATATTATCTAAGTGCCATCTTGCACTTCCTTTCTTTTTCTTAAGTGAGCTTGTTAAGCTTCCTTGTTTCTTCTCTTTTTTCCAGCGACTATAGTTAGACATTGGTATGTTCAATTTCTCGCATATTTTTAACAGAGTCGGTTTGCCTCCGTTTATTCTTTCTACTTCATATGTGTCATTTACTGCTTTTACTGCAGCTAACTTCTGTCTTAAACTATATCTCTTTTGTGTTGGATGTCTATAGTAGTCTTCTGGATATCTGCCTTTAGGCCATCTACGGTCACTTGGCTTTTCTTGTTCTACCTTTTCTTCTATAGTTGGTTTGTGTAGAACAATCTCCTCTACTTCCACGCTGCTTTTAGTTAATTCTATTGCAGCCCAGAAACCTTGCTCATATGCCTTGGTTAAATTGCCAAGGACTTTTTTCAATTCTGCTTCTTTTTGTCGCATGTTTTAGTTCCTAACCTCACAGAAGGTATGGTTATATAACCTTATTGGTTTGCCTTCCTATATTTCTTAAATATTCTATCTCTTCTGCATTTCTACTTTGGAACTCATCAATATCAATATGGTATGCTCCAAGTATCTGCTCTGCAATTACGAGATATAATTCTGCCGTATCTTGTAAATTAAATACGACTTGTTTCTTGTCTACTGAGTCTTTGACTCTTAATGCGTCTCCTATTAATTCAACGCACATCTCTATAATACCTTCAGGCATCATAGTTATCTGACCTCTATTTGGGTTGTTCATTTTTTCTCCTTAATAACGACCTTCCTAAGTTTACACATTCTAAGTCAAACATAGGGAAGTCTGCTAATCTCATATTACAGTAAGTGTGGAAACGGCCAGTCCTAATAAAATCAGACCATGCCGTTCCCTTACTAAAACCATGGATAATCAATACTTCTGGTTGTTGTTCTAATACTTTCTTTACACGCCACATCAACCAGTCTGCATGTTTCATTACACTCTTACCGTGAACGTCTATTGTTTGTAATTCTTTCTGCATCATAGGTAGTGGGTTGGTCTTAGGCTGTGTTTGGTTAAGAACTTTGCTCTGTTAATTGCTCTGTTAGCTGCTTTGTAATCTTCAAATTCCATCATTAAATCTTGTGCATCGCTTAGCATACTCATTACAATCATTTGTGTATTGTCAGTATCTTTTACTAAATCTAACAATTCTTGTTTGCTGCATCCAAACATTCTTAGTTCGTGTTCGGTTGCTTTTGGCTTATTACTGTTTAGTGTGTTTTTGTTAAACATACAACTTACTAAGCACCGGCATATATAAGCTTTACTATGAAAGACACAGACACCTTCATTTCCACTGGAAACTTTCTAGGGTGTCTAACACTTTCTAAAAACCTCTAAAAACTACACCAAAAGAATATAATATAAACGAAAAGACTTTACAGTTTATATATACAGGTGAGGAATCAATAATAATAATAATTGGTAGAGAGTTAGTAAAAAGTTCCAGTGGAAATAGGGGTGTGTGTGTCTAACCCTATTTTTTGATGTTTTTTAAGGTTTAAGGGTTATATATCTATAACCTATTGATTAACTCAGAGATTGTTAATGCTTTCTCACCTACAGTTACTGCAGTTTCCATCTTACCATTATCTATAGTTAATGAAGTAGATTCTACTGGTAACGCATCTTCAATTGATAAACTAGGGACAGTAAGATGAACTGTATCACTTGGAGTAAACATCTGATTAGCTGGAGTTTTTATTTGATATGAATAAGAAGGTTGTTTAAATCTCTCTACAAAGAAATAGCCTTGGTCTTGTAAGTATCCTCTATCTGTAGAGTTTAATGTAATCTTAGAAGACATGCGTCCATATTTGTTAATTGAATTTGTATCTTGATGTTGTGCATATATTGAAGAGTCTTCACTACTAACTACAGTGAGGTCGTTTATTAGCCTCGAAGTATCAATGGTAGCACTTACACCACCTAACATTATACCGCCCCTATCCTCGTTAATATAGTGAGTTATCGGAGTATTGTCAACTATTGTATTATTATAATAAAAGTGAACTACGTTACGATAAGGGATTAGGTATCTATAATTCATATATCCTGACTTTATATATTGATTTAAAGCCCCATTAGTTGAATTTCTATACACATACATTTCATTAAACACCTTATCTAAAAATTGTTTGGGAGTTTGCATCCCCCAAAGGTTCATTTCACGAGTAGCTAAAACTCCAGAACCTGTTGTTAAATTATCAGTATCAAAATATTTACCGCCAAACATATTGCGATAACCCATTGAGCTTCCATAATTTGTATTTGTCTTATTAAATGCATCAAAGACTCCTTTAGCCATATAATACAAATCTTGACCAACATAGTCATCTACTTTGTATTCAGTTTGACTTCCTGTAGATAACGTGCTTATCATATCAGTTATAGTGATTATAGCTCCATTGTGTGTAGGTTGTATAACTCTAACAACACCATCAAATCTTAATGGTAAAACGTGAGCGCCTCTTACTACATCATTATATTGTAAATTATCACCAGAACCTACAGACCCACCCACTCTTACTACTGCTCCAATGTGCATCAAGTCTGCAGCAAAGCCCCCGACTACTTCTAATATTAATACAGAAGCTGTATTATATGTTCGAGTTAAAGTTAATCTACTTACGATGTATTCTACTCTCTGGTCATTTACATCAATATCTAATTCAAATAGATAAGGCGAGGCGTAATCGGCCATTAGACTGGAACTCTCTTTTCACCAATTATCATAAACGATAGGGTAGCATTGTAATATGTAGAATCATCAGTAGACCTACTAACATTCCCATTAATAGCTTTTAAAATAAAATCCCTATGGCTAGTATTTGGTGCATCTATTCTATCAGAACCTAAGAAACAATAGTCATACCTATTGCCTTCAATGATACTCCATATTATTCTTAATCCAGTTTGTGATAATACTTTAAAAGTAAGATTTAACGTAGGCATCCCACTATTAGTTCTTAATATCCCAATAGGATATATTTGTTTACCAAGCGGAACTTTACCATCTAACCCCCCCGTTCTACTATAATTGGAACTTAATAATGCAAGATTTTGATTTGCAATATGTTCATCTAATATTATTTGTTCTGGGTAATGATAGTTTACTGTTACACTTGTAGTAGTGGCTGGAGTTGTTGCTACTGTTTGAGCTACGCTACAAGATAAAGAAGCTGAATCTGAGGCTGAACCAAAAGCTACGAAAGGAATAGCTGCGTTCCCTCTAGTGTCCATATACATTGTAATCTTTTCATCGTTAGTTCCAGACCCTGCTAATGCTGGAGTTACTGTAAACTCTTCACCTGTTTTCAATGGTGCGCTACCCGTGCCTCCTGCAATTCCTGTTATTGTATAATAGCCATCTAATGAAGTAGTCTCTGAATGTTTAATGTAAACTTTATCTCCAATAAAGAATCCTTTTCTATTAAAATACCAAGCGCCTGCGCCTGCCCATTCATATTTACTATTAGTTTTGTCTACAGTTATATTGTTAGCTCCGGGTTCATCATACTCAATATAATTACTCCATCCTTTACTATTCTTAGTGCAACATAATCTACGTAAGATTGGCTCATGAACTCCCCATGTAAAATCACTAGCAACTACTGCAAATCTTGTAGGGTCACTATCAGATTCAGTTCCATCTACTGCAGTTATAAGGCCCATATCTACTTGTTTGAAATAATAAGTTGAATCGCTACTAAATTGATATTCAGCACCTGCATCTATAGAATCTGAAACATAACGATAATATCCATTTTCAGTATTAAATTCTGCAGCAGTATCTGCTACTGCAGTCTCGACTCCATTGTTATCATAAAAAGAAGCAATGCCATAAACGGTAACATCTATTTGAGTGCCTGAATTATTTTGCCATAGCTTCACTTTTTTAGAACCGTTTTCTAAACTTGAATTATTACATTCTGTAGCAAAGGCGGTAAAGATTACATCTGAATATGCTTTAGCATGAGAGACTGCATAGTTGGCAATCTCTAATGAAGAATCACCAGTAGTAGAGCGTATCATGTTTACTGCATTGATATCATCTAATAATCCAAACTGACTTACAGGCATTGTCTTTTTAGAAAGTGCTGCAACACAAGTAGCATCAGAAGAACTAGGACTAGGTTGGGATGCAGATTTATCACTAATTAAATTCAAATCAGACCGCAATCCGTTAGCGTCTTCAATACCTACCCAGATATATTTTGTCCCTGTAGAACTGTATATATGAGTCTTAGCAACTGAGTTAGCGACATCTTCTAACGTGATAGTTGTAATATTACTTGAGTTGTAAGTTTCTCCTGAAGAAGCACCATCCCATATGATATACAATTTCTTAAAATATCCTGAATGGTTAGAACTTGCACTTGCTACTGTAAGTTGTCCAACATCACCTGTGTTAGTCCATGCCGTGTTTACTGTAACGGAATTAACTTTAGGTCTTATTGCTTCCACTACGTTTCCGCCAGTGGCTGCCGTAGTTTGATTGTTTAAATTCTCGTGAAAGGCACGAATGTAATACTTAGTATCTTCATCTTGTAAAAAATCTTCACTGCTAATTTGCGCTAAATCTGCAGAGTTCATTGTTTTCCAATTAGTATCTGTAAACGTGGCTTGTCTTGTTCCACTTGCAGCAATGGTAGAATTAGATTTTCTCCATACTAAATAGGAAAGACTGTTATTTTCATCATATGTTGATTCATTTGTAATAGTAACTGATGTATCGTCTGCACCGCTTACTGTGATTTTAGGTGAGTTAGGTTTAGCTTGTCCATATGTTATAGTGTATGTAGGATACTCTGAACCTTCAGAATCGTCTTTGTAAACTGTAGCAGTATCGGTTGCTGAAATCATGTAAACTCCAAAAGGATACGAATTACCAAAGGTTATCCCTTCATCATCTATTACAGATTGAGGAATTGTAAATGTTTTATCACCATCACTACCTGAATTTGCTTCTTCTACGCAAAAGCGTTGCAAAATTGAAGTAGATGGTCCTTGAATAGTAGGCGTCCAAGTAGTAGACACACCAGAGCCACCTTCATTGTTTGGCGCACGCCACGTTGCAGTTTCTTCTACAAATTTTGTAGTAAGCAACCAAAGTTGAACGTTCTGCGTTCCACCAGATTCTTTGTGTAACGTAATAGTGATGCCCTCAATTACTGAATTGTTAGGAATACCCAACGTTGTTGTAGTAGGTATATCTAACATAAGCAAAGATATCATTTCTCCAGCAGCGGCACTATCTGCTGGGCCTTTAACTTGCAGTTGTTGTCCGTCTTTTGAATCATATGCAGAACTACCGTTTGATTGAATCCATGTAGTGTTAGCAATTGTCTGTGCGCTTGTAGTTGTTGACATTAAGTTATACTCCCGACGTAGCCAGTCATTTTATCACCAATGTCACCAATGATTCCCATCTTATCTCCTAATCCAGTAAGACTTGCAACTACGCCATCAATATATTGTCTCCACAAATCAAACCCTTCACCTAATTTCTCTACGAGCTTCGTAACTAAACCAAACCTTTTCTCTAATAAGTAGAGTGCCGCAACCATTGCAATGACTAATGCAATAATAAACACTAGAGGATTTGCATACATTACAGCATTAAGTCTTGCCATTGAACCCGTGGCCTTCTTAGTTGCTACTGTAGACGCTCCTGTAGCTGCAGTATCACTTGTTTCCATTGCGACTTTAGCTTTCTTTAATGCTATGAATATCTCAATTGGACCAGCTGCCATTTCCATTGCAGCCCTTGATTTTTCTAACGCAATGAACTGTTCTTCTGTTACTAAGTTAAGTTTTTGAGCAGCTCCAATCATTTTACCATATCCGCCAGTAACTTGATTTAAACTTGACAATAATGCTTCTTGTTTTGCTAGAGTTTCCATAGTAGCAAGAGAAGCCGTTCGTTGTTTCTCTTCGTAATTTTCTGTAGCTTTACCTGCTTTGTTAAACCCTTCTTCTAAACCTGATGAATCCGCTTCTAATACTGATACCAATTCACCTACTATTACAGTCATTAGATACCTGCCAACATTTCACGTTTTAACTCGCCAAGTTCCGCTGTTCTTTCTTTAGTAATTTGATTGGCGACTGTTGCTTTCTCAGAAGTCATAGCATTTACAAAAGATAATAATGTTTCCCTGTCGTAATCGTCAACCGCATCAAGCAAAACACGAACTTCATCAAAGTTCATTTTTGGTTGCTCTATCATTAGTTCGAGCATGGCAGTATATATAGGTAACGCCTGAGTTTGAGCATGATTAACAACTCTTGATTCTTTCTCTTTAAGAACTTGACCCTTACCCATTTTTGCTAAAAAACGATTCAATAAAGGTAATTGCTTGTGTAATTCTTCTCTTAAGCCCATAAACCGTTCATTTATTGAACGCCATTCTTCCTCATTAAGCCTACGTAAAATTAATTTAGGAGTCTGTTTAGTTTTCTTTAAACCAAACCAATGCTTCTTTTGAGGCATAAACTCAGCTAAAGACGGCATAAGAACTTCTTTACGCTGCCAATATTCTTTTTGAACATTTCCAATGTCCACTAAGGGGGCGTCTAGTTGACCTGTTGTGCTTACCATTTTACCTACCTAATCTGCTTGTAATGTCAAGTCTGCACTAATAGCATAAGCACTATAGTTCAGATGGTCTCCATTACCTCTAAATTTAATTGACACAGTATCTACAACTTCACTACCGCCAGTAAGTGGACGGGAGAAAGAAGTGATTGTTCCATTGGTTAAAGCAATTGAACCATGCGTGCCGAAATTTAATCTAACTAAAGGGAGTGTTGTTTTATTTCTAAACAATGTGTATATTGTTTCATCCTCTGCTGCCATTGTAAGGTCAAGTGTTATGTCTGCTTTACCTCTAGCTATAGCATTATTTTGCAACCAAGTTGTCCCATCTTTTCCAGCTATTGGGATGTTGTTGTTTGCTATTTTTAATGAAACAGTTTGTAAGTTATTGAATAAAGTTAAATCTTTGTCAGTGTCTGCAACTGCAGGGATGTTCACATTTGACCCTACCATCTTGTAAATACCTTTCAATAAATTTTGTGGGTCAGTAGTTGATGAGTTTTCAGTAGTTGTGTTTCCACTGTTTGCATCTAAATCTACTTTTAATGTAGTCATTCTACTACCTGAATCATAATCAGTATGATTTAAATCAATAACACCTGCTGATACTATTGGCCCTGATGCACCGTAACCAGTGTCAATACTGCCCGTTTCTAAGAAACATCGCATATACCTTTCCCCTACTTCAACATAATTCCCTAAATCATCATTGATTACTAGAGCGTTAGCTGTAGTAGCTGTAGAATAACTGACTGTCAAATCTGTAGGGAGTAAAGGGTCTGCCGTTGGTGCGCTTGGAAATGACACTGAATTATAAGTGTGTGAACCAAATGTAAAATCACCATCATCGTTATCATCATCTTCACTATACTTTGCAGTGCATGACATATCTAATGTCACGTAACCACCTGTCGTATAATCTGCTTCTAAAGTTGCTTCATTAACTACTACTCCTGTGCATAGTGTATGTTGATTAGTAGCCATATCTTTTGCTAAGATAGCATGCGAATATGTGGAATTAGATAAAGAATGAGGTGCATTTACTGTGCCATAGATATCAGTTTTACCTATTGCATTACCAAGGAACTCTTTCCACCCGTCTCCTTGACACGCTATTTTTATGGGGAGTGTAACATCAATTGGTCCAGATGCATGATGCGTATCTGTTGACTGACCGATGCTTGGAACTGGAGTGATGTTCATCTCCACTGCCCTTGGGTCAAATGTGTCCAGTAGACCTAAGTGATAGAGATGAGTATCTGGAGGGTCTCCATAACTACTCTCTCTTTCGAATGCTGCCTGTATATTCTGCGTTAGTTTTACCATTAGTTTACCACCTCGAAGCTTGTGACTTCACAATCGAGAACGTAACGATACCAACGTCTGTTTTTATCAGACAAATCAACACGAGACAATATGTTTACGGCTGCGTAACCTGTTGGTTTAGTTACATTCCCAGCCTTTGCCCCTCTTAAAATACTGACAACTCCACTGTAGAGTTTACGTAATTGCTCTCTACTGGTTGCAGTTGAAATATCTATTGAAACCTGTGAGGTGCCTTTGTCAACACCTTTTCCTACACCTAATAAATCGTGGCTTCCAGATATTTCATAACAACGGATTACATCTCCGTTTTTCAAATTTGTTTTGCCAGCTTCCCATGTAGCTTTCATAGTAATTGGCGTAGAACCAACTCCAGTAGCTATGGCTCCTGACCAATTATCGTTAATTAAACTTGCAACAGAGGTAACGGGGTCACCTATGGTTGCATATGTAGCTGCCATTATGGAGCCACCATTCCTGTAGCAAACCCACCAACACTTCTAGCCATTGGAGTGTTACGACTCATGCGTTTATTATCTTTTAATATTTTTAATGCCATATCTTCAAATCGTTGAGATTTTGTAGAGTTATCCATTGAATCGCCAGCTTCTTGCATTAAATTTAAATCATCATTCATAGCAATCATTGAAGAAGTTAAATAAATCGTGGCTTGTTTAATATCGTCTGGTGTGCTTGCTGTAGCGTATTTGTAACTGACATAACCGTCAACACCTGATGGGCTGCTATTTACCATATTGAATGTTGCATAACTATCCATGTAAATAATACCTCTTTCTGCGTCGACCCATAAATCCTTGTTTACACAATCTGTAACAGACGCCCCTAATGTTTTGCTTTCATCTGAATCTAAATAATCTAAATACTTAGAGCCTGTCCAAAGTTTAATGTTTCCGTTAGTTTGAGCTAAAGAAGGGGTAGCGTGCTGACTAAATGATAAAATAGGATAGTGCCTTAATTGCATTTTACCTCTTGTATTAATTACGTTAGACCGAACACGTTGTATTCTTACTCTTTCTTCGGTTATACTTTTCGCTCTTGCTGTAGCCCATGCATGGTCTGTTAACTGGTCAACACGTTCTTCAGCCATCTCAATAAATGATTCTACATCTGCTGTTGTAGGCGTAGTGCTGCCACTAAAGTCTGCAACTTGTAAAAAAGCCGCTACTTGATTTGCCGTACAATACGCTACCATTATAGTATCCTACTGAGTGCCGTATTCATCAGCTTTTCGCCTGTTGTTGCTACAACCATTCCATTAAAATCTATCGGTTGTCCTGCCATGTTCCAGCCTATTGCTCCAACTGGTAATGTGGTGTATCCTTGCTGTGTTGCTAACGGTGGAGGCCCTCCGCCATTTGCTGTATAATATTGTTCTCCATTAGATAACTGGTCTATCTGAGGTGGTGGCATCTGCCATGCCTGTGGCGCTGCAGCCGCTGTACCTACTCCAAACCAAGTCCAAGGTTTAAACATACTTGACTGGCCTTGCATCGGCATCTGTTGTCCATACGGATTCATCTGCTGTTGCTGATATGGATTCATCTGTGGTTGTGTTACGGCAGGAGCTTGTTGGAGTTGACCATCGCTTCCGTAAGGATTCTGCCAATTCAATACGCTATGGTGTGAATTGTCCTCTGTGGCCCATTCCTCATGCAAGGTGAGACGAGCATTAAGCTCCTCCGCAGCCTCATCACCATACATAGTTCTTGGATGCCAATCTATTTGCGTAGTATAAACAGTCTTTAGAAATTCCATATTATCTTTTAAATCTGTAGGAACCTGCACTTCAGTTTCATTTGATAATGCTTCTAACATCTCTACACAATTTTTTATCACAGGATACAAGTATTGCACTAAACGCATAGTTGTATTCTCTGCTGCCTTCGCATCGTAATCTGGATGCTGTATCTTATCTACGGCCACTGGGTTAAGATAACCTGATGGACTTCCTGCGTATCCGCTCATAATTTTCTCCATTTTATTTTTTGTTTTACACCGTCACAGTGTAAAGTAAACTTCTCAAGTATAAGGTTAGGATGAGGTGCGCAAGTATTCGGCTTTTTTGGCTTTGGAAACTTAATCATAATCCAAAGCTCCTATTCTGACGGGTTGACAAAGCAGAGAGATACTCATCGTAGTCGCGTTGGTGTAACTTACAGAAGCCGCCTCCTGTATTCATACCACAATAAGGACACTCTTCTTTGCCATGCTTCCGCCTTAACCCCCACCACTTACGTGATAGTCTCTTATGTCTCATTTTGAGACGTGTTACATACAAGTCCAACTCTTCATCTGACATAGTTTCTACACTAGGCATCATTGCTTGAGATACAGGTTGTCTTGTAAGAATATTAGGGGCTGGAGCCACTTCCTTTGGAAGTTCTTCTTGTTGTGTATGTTGAGGTTTCCGTGCTAGGGTCGTCATTTGTGGTGGTCCAGCCATCAGTGTCTTCTCCTCTTGTGTTCTTTTACAAGGCTTATCATTTCTTCAATCCATTTAATCTTCATAGTCCACCCTTTCTCATCATCTGTGCAGTCCTTGTCGCTGCCTGTCCTACCTGAACTTCAGGGCTAACAAACGCTTTGACTACCAGTGCCTTAAGTGTAGACAAAATAATACTTACAGCTAATACAAACATAAGGAATCCATTGTATAACCATGCAACTCCCCAGACCGCCATACCGTATTCTAATACAACTTCTTCATAATAATAACCAACATAGAGTCCAACTCCGCCAAACCCTAGTCCTAATCCTAATAGCCACACACATCTTTTGAACCAAACCCACTCTATGTATCTACAGAACTCAACATCTTGTTGACCTCCTGCGCCCATCGTGCTAGGATATCTACCCGTAGCAAACAACATGTTTCTTATAAATTTCATGGTCTCACCACATCTACGTATGCATTCTTTTGCGAATCCATCTTCTCGTAAATATCACGCTTAAACTCCCTAGAGAGTTGATAAGCAACTTCGTATCCGATTGGTTCCGCTCCATCAGGCATTGGAATCCACTTAGGATGGTAAGTATATATACTAATCCGTCTAAAATTAGGTTTAAAATCTAATTTATCATCATGGAATTCAACGTATGCTTTTTGAGCAAAGCCTTCTTCATCTACAATTGCATCTAAGTTGTGTTCAGATAATACTCCTCTTACTGTGTTTTCTGTATTTTTTACAGGAACCATTTTAGAAATTGATAATGGCGTCTCCCATCTGAATATGTCTGAAGGCGTCAAGTTTTCCACAACTGAGTGAAGTAATTCATCACAGGAGACTATAGCTTCTGACATGTCGAATGTTTTAAGCCTTACGCCTTTCAAACTAAAGTCTTTAACTTTTCCTTTGATAAGCCCTGCGCTGTTTGATATTTTAACCCAATCATCAATTGCAAACTCTGTCTTGTAAGCTACTGTTAAGAATGATAACGCCCCATTAATAGGACTGTATTGGGAAAAGGCAGCATAAGTTAAAGCTGAGACTCCTACAATGTATTCAGTTTTAGCGAGTAAACCACTATACATCAAAAGCCCAACAGCAAAAACCAATGCACCCAAGACCCCGAATACTTGAGCTGCCGCTTTCCCTTGTAAGCTTCTTATTTTATAATCACTAAATGCTGACTTCCTTGCTCTCTTTACTGCTGCAGACACTCCTATTGCTACTGCAATAAACCACGCAAAGATTAAGCCCTCATCCACTTTGCTTACCCTTCTTTGCTATCTTATCAATATGTGGCCCTTGCTCTGCTTCTAATAACTCGCCTGTATTGGGGTTTATATAACCACCGGCTTGATTGGGCATCGGCATTGGCTGTTGTTGTTGTTGTGCATATTGTTGATATGGAATCATGTTTTGCGGTATTGGTTGTTGTCCCACATTACCGTCTCTGTTCATGTCCCATCCAGTTTTGTTCTCCATGTAGTTCATGGCATTGTTAAACATTCCTTGGTTTTGATAGCCTGAGGGCTTACGCTTTCTATCAGTAAAATCGTCTAAGTCCTGAGAGTCTGCTATTGTAGATAATATCGTATATGTAAACGCACCACTTACCGAACCAAACCAAAGAGCATCGTTATATGCCATACCACCAACATACATCAAAGTGAATGCGTTAGCTATGAAAACTAACAAGGCACTCAATCGATTGTATTGTTGCTTTATTCTGTGCTTTATCGATTCATCCATACTATGTTATGTATTACTCCGTTAAATAGTTATCCTCATTTAGTCATTAACTCTAAGGCGTTGTCTAGTGCTGGCTTTGTAAGTCGCAAATCATCATCCCCTGCCTCATCTGCATCCAATAACTGCTGAGTGTCTAAGGTGTGATGCCATTGTCTGATGTTAGCTGTGGAATCTTCAAGAATACAATCTACTACTGAACCAACTACTGTAAGGTCTGCATCTGTATTCATTTTTAAGAATTTTACATCTCCTACTACCTCAAAACCTCCTGCTGCGGGTAAAATTGCATCGGTCTTATTCAATGCTCCATTGCCAGTTATTGCTGTGTTTCCTGTTAAAAGTGTTGAACTTGCATCTAAATTTAATTGGTCTCCTGAACCTGTAACGCTAAAATTCATAGTTGAGTTTGTTAAATCTAGCGTGCCCCCGTTGCTGTCGACAAGTTTTACAGCTATTGTATTACCATTAGCATTGAAGGTGTTTCCATTACTTACTTCTAACTCTTCTGTAATTGTAAGGTTTCCTGTTGCCTTAGTTTCGATTGTACTTGAAGATGTGATAAACAATCTCTTAGTCGTTATGTCATTGTCTGCCGAATCTGCATGAGGGAAATTTATTGCTCCACTTTGACTGTTTTGATAAATATAAAATCTATATAAATCTGCAAATGCAATAGCTCCCTTACCTGATGCTGCCTTTAAATTACCGTATGTTTTACCAAACTGTATTGATTCAACATTACTTGATACTAATTTACCTGACGTTTGTTCTAATGTGCCGTATACAACCAAAACACTATTTCCTCCACTGATGTCAGTTAAAGTTATAGCATTAGAATCTCCTCCTGTTGCTATTGTAAGGTTGTTAACTGAGTCATCATTTAACATATTAATCTTTTTACCAGAACCAGTCATGACAAGCGTAGAAGTGCCATAGGTAAATGTTCCTGCTCCTGCCCAAGTTGCATTTGTAATTGCTCCGTTATTGGACTGTGCCGATAAATCTTCTACTGTGCTTCCAGTTCCTTCACTGAACTCAAGCCATAGTTTAGCATTGCCGTCAGTATGTGTAGCATCAGCAGCCATCGTTGTCCAGTCTTGGAACATCATTGCACGAATCTTTGCTGCCGTTAATGCTTCAGCCCATACTGATACTCTTGCTATTGTCCCTTGAAACTCTGCTGTTCCTCCTTTACCAATCAATAAAGCTCCATTGTTGGAAATATCACCCTCTGTATCTGTTGCCGAAGCTATTAATTTACCATCTAAATATAATTTAAGTGTGCTACCAGCATCTCTGACACCAACCAGATTATGCCATTTGTCATCATAGAGTGCAGCCCTTGCACCAGTGTACAAAGCGGTTGCACTACCACTTCCATCACTTATAACAAATTCAATAGTATCGGCAGAGTGCATATACATAAATTGCCATCTTGCACCTGTTCCAGAATCCTGCTTTTCAATTATTTCGTGATTGTGGTCGTTACCAGTAGTTCCTGCTTTTACCCAACAATCAAGTGTTACATCTCCTGAAGCATTAAAATCTAAAGTAGCGTGGTCAGTTACAGTTACATAATCTCCAGTTCCATCACAGACAATAGCACTCTTACCAATAAGACCACCACTGGTAGTAAAATCTCCTGCTACTGTAAGTGTATCATCATTACCATCTAAAGTTGCTCCTGTTGCTACTGTAAGATTATTACACTTACAAGAAGTTCCTGAATCAGTTTCCAAAGTAGCTGCACCTACAATTAAATTTCCTGCATAATGAGAAGAACTGCTCCAATTCATATTAACGCTTCTATTAATTAATACATTTGTTGTAGCGTCACCCACCATACTACTATCTCCAATTTCCATAGTATTAGTGCTACCATTATGTGTTAGAATTATATCTGCTCCAGTTTCTCCATCGGCAGTTCCATCTATATCAAGCCCTGCACCAACAAACAATCCTGCTCCAAAATCAATAGTACCTGCTACCGAAACATCCCCAGAAGCTTCCATCCTCTGTCCATTCAAATCTAAAGTATCTCCACTACTTACTGTTACGGCATCAAACTCACAATCTCCTGTAAGTATTATCTTAACTGCATTACTTCCAGATTCGTGCGTAACAATGTCAGGGTCAAAATTCATATTAGCTAATTTAATTCCAGCAGTTCCAGCTCCTAAATCCCAATACCAATCACCACCTGTAACAAGACAAGGCTTTAGAGATGAACCGCCCGTAATTAATATCTCTCTGGAAGAATGTGGTTTAAATCCAAATCGTTTGGCGGTGTCACTTTCTATGGTGGCTTGATTAGAGTCATTCCCCATTGTCATTGTAACATTACCTGCTGCACCGTTAGCATCTAATATCCACCAGTCATTTGAACCTGTTAAATCTAACGTGCCAAGAATTGTTATACTTTCTTGTAATAATAAATCGTGTCCTGAGCTTGTTGCTAAATCTATATCAAAGAAAGTTGCATTATTAGGAGTCCAAGTTGCGTGCGCTCCTGCCCCCATATACCTTACTTTACCACTATTATGAATCCATTGATTTCCTGCTGATGTAGGGTCTACGTTAGTGCAATTAATATCAAGAGCTGTTGCTAAATCTAAATTACCTCTTGGTGCTGACAAAGTTCCGTTAGCTGCTATCGTAAGTCCTCCGTCAAGGTCAAGAGTGCCGTTTATCCAATCACTGGCTGCATTTACACCAGTATAATTATTAAAGAAAGTTGCAGTACCGTTTCTTGTCGTTCCTGTTCCTGAATCTGCTACATTTGTTGTAGAAGTTCCTACAATAGAATCATCCATTTTCCACCAGTGGTCAGGAGTTACATTATAACTTCCAGAATAAAGAGACGATGCTTGGTCTGCACTTAAAGTATAATCAAATACTCTAACGTCCCGCAGTTGTCCTTGTAAAGCATTTGCTCCCGACTCTCTTGCCCCTAAAAGCATATGGTCAGTTGAGGCTGCATTTCCAAAAGTAAATGAACTTGTAGCCACTTGAACACCATCTAAATACAACGCTTGAGCTGAACTTGTAGTCGTAAGAATAAGGTGATGCCATTTACCATCATTAATACCTGCTGCGTAATCCACACGATTGTGAGCAGAACTACCATCCCAAATAATTCCATCAATTTCACCTGCACTTTGATTAACTTGTAATGACAGATTAGTAGAACCTGCACCTTTTAAATTAGCTATAAGATAAGCAGAAGTAGTATCACTATTCTCAACTTTTACCCAACAAGCATAAGTTACATTTGTGCCAGTAATAATATTATTTGAATCACCAACATCAACGTGGTCATTACCTGCATCATAATCTAAACAAGTCAAAGACTTACCCTCTACCTTTCCTTGTGTTACTGTAAAAGTTCCATCTGTCGTTGTACTATTATCATATACATCTACACTAAACTTGTCGTAAACTGTTGCTGGACTGCCTGATGCAGTTGCATTATTTGAATTTGCTGAACTATCTGTTAAATCTATTGAAGTTC